GCACTTCTGGGGGTTCCCAGTTGAAATTAACGTGTAACATTTGTCTTAACCTCCTGTAACAATTATTTAGTGTTAGGAAATGTTGACAAAAAAAGAGACCCCCGAAGGAGTCTCTTGGAAAGATATGTAAATGAAATTACATAAGGTTTTGAACTTTAACTCTTCTGTAGTATCTGTTCTTGTTAACTGCAAGGCGACCAAGACCTTGATCAGTTCCTTCTGCAAATGGGTTAGCAACCATTCCATATCTGGTTTTGAAACCAATTTTTGGCTGGAATGTGTCCTGACCAACTGCTCTAACCATCTGTAGTGGTACATATGGGCAGTAGAATAGTCCTGCATCATAAGGTGAAGAACCTTTGTATCCTACAACATAGTACTGATCAGCAGCTAGGTTTGCAGCGAATGGATCGATGTATACTCTATACTTACCTTGAAGTACACCAGCAAATGTATTGCCTGTGTCATCAACGTTAAGGTTAGCATTAAGTGCTGGAGTGTAATCTAGAACTCCTGCCATTGTTAATGCTGAAGCAACGTCTGCGGAACATAGGATCATGTTACCCTTTCCACGACGAGTTCTTTGTGCTATAGCGTTAGCATCTCTCTCGATTTGGAATATAAGTCCTTTGAACTTCTCAACTGACCATCTTCCGTTACTGTCTGTGTCTAAGTCAAACGCACCTTGAGTTGCAACGTTTGTCTGTGCTCCAGACTCAGCAACTTTGTAGATTGTTCTAATAACTTCTCTGTTGATCTCAGCAAGAATTTCAGTAGAAAGAATGTTAGCAAGTTCTGCTTCTGCATTCAATCCGTGAATTGCTTTAAGATCTTGAGCAAGTTCTAGACTGTACTCTGCCTTGAGTGCTCTGGACTTCGCTGTAACTGTAACTTTCTCGATTGAGAATGCCATCTCGTTAAACTCGTTACCAGATGTACCAAGTGCTTCAGAGTCCTCAGTATCCATACCGCGACCAGTTACATATGTGTTATGATTCTGACCACTTTCTGGGTTTAGTGCAGCTGGGTTAGTTTGCTGAGTACCACCTGTAGTACCGAAACCAACTGCTCCACCTGTCAACGCACCTTCATTCTGTGTGTAACCAGCAGAAACGTCGTTTCCTCCGTCTGGATGCTGTGCTGAGAATGCTGTATCTGGTTCGTTGAATAGTGCTTCTGCTCCACTCTGAGATGTAAATCTAGATCTCATTGCGAAGATAAGTCCTGTTGGGCCGCTCATTGGTTGTACACCAGCTAGGTCGTATGCGACCAAGTTTGGCATTGAACGTCTGATAAGACTTATTAATACTGGGTCGAAACCGGCAACAGGGCCTGCTGCAGTTGCACCAGCAGAGAAACCAGCAGTTGCACCAGATGAACCGGTTGTTACTGTAGGTTGCTCAGATAAAAATTCGCGCTCTTCGCGCATTGTTTGCTCTTGGTTCTCTAAAAGAACTGCTGTGACCATTCTTCTGTGGTTATCTTTGATTGGATCTAGTCCATCATAGTCCAGAAGCGGTGCCCACTTTTCTGCAAGAGCTTCCTGATTAATAGGGGCTTGCATTTAAAAATTACCTCTTGGGTTTATTGTTTGAATGTATAATGTAAAAATCACTTTTTAGACACTCGGTTTAATGTCTGAAGATATTTGTCCATTGAACTGGATATATCCTGATAGGTTGGAGTACTTGTCTCTTCAGATAGATTCTCCGATTTGTCTCTTTGAGCTCCAGCGTTACTTGGGAAATAAGATTCCTTTAAAGTAACTAGTTTCTCACGATAGTCTGTTTCACTTTCAAACTCAACGTTCTCCACAAGGGTTGCAAGTTTTTCCTTCTGTGTTGCTGCCAATCCTTCGGTGACTTCACCAAAAACGACATCTGCAGAGGACTCAGCTAATCTCCTGTTTAGAGCAACATTCTTTTCGATTTGCTCATTGAGTTTACCTTCCATTTCATCAAGTTTATCTACCATGCTTTCTAGCACATCATATTTGTCTTCAGGTACGGATACATAATGTTCTTCAAAAAGACTCTTCATTCCAGTTAAGAATGAATCAGTCATTTCTGACTTGAGACCGGATTCAACAGCAATTTGATTGTCTGCGATCCATTCGTCAGACACATACTCAAGGTATGCATCGACTCTTTCTTCAAGTTCAGATTTAATAGCAGCAACTTCTTCAACGAGTTGCTCTTCATATTGAGCTTGAACGCTCTCTTTAACATCAGCAAGTTTAGACTTGATTGCTGCTTCAAAGATTGTTCTTGCCTTGTTTTGAAATTCTTCAGAAAGTTCTTCGCCTTCTAGAAGTGCGTTGACATCTGCTTCGACATCAATCTCTTCTTCAGCAATAACTTCTTCTTCTTCAGTTGTTTCTTCTTCAGCAACGACTTCTTGAGTTTCCTCAACTTCAGTTGTTTCTTCTTCAGAAACTACCTCATCAGTCTTTGCTTCATCTTCAGCGACAACTTCGCCTTCGGAAGATTCATCTTCTTCCTTCATGCCCGCTGGCATTGGATCTGCAGGTTTTGCACCTTTAGAGACAATATCCTTAACCTGTTTTAAGGTTGTTCCGGGTGTTTTCAACTTATTAGAATCATCATCAGGTTTTGAATTTTCAGGAGTAGGGCCTCCTAAATCTTCAACTGATGCTTGACCGGGAGTTGATAGAGCAATTTTTGGCATTGGATCTGCCGATTTTGCCCCTTTGGTTACTACATTTTCCATTTCGTGTTAATTTTGACCAGCGGACATTTGAATATTAGATTTTAAATAATCTGTATTTATTTATAATGTTACAGATTTGCTAAGAAATCTTGGAATAATCCAAGTTTATGCTCATCTAAAACATTTTGATCAACTAAGGTGTTAATCTTCTTTTTTGTTTGTGAAGCAAGTTGTTCACGAAGGATTCCTCCTTCCCAAACCCACTCTTTTCCTTCCATAATTCCTGATACAAAAGCATCAGGTGCTGATGGATCAGCAACGATGTCAGCAGCAGTTGCTAACATGAAATCTTCACCAACTACTTTGCACCCAGATGCAGTGTCTTCTTTTAATGATCCGACACCACGAGACGAGACTCCGAGGGTGACACCTTCTCCGATAAGATTAGATGCAATCTTACCCATTGGTGTTGAAAGTATTTGTGCTTTACCAACAAAGTTTTTACCTTCTTGACGAAGTGATGTAATCTTATGAGATACTCTATCAAGATTTACAGTAGGGCCATCTGGATGTCCAAGTTCTCCTAATGCTCTACCCTTCTGAACAAACTGCTCATTATATCGATTTACTTCTCTTGCGAGAGTGTTTACAGGATATAATCTACCATTACGATTTTTGATATCTCCTTGTAGAAAAACACCTTCGATAAACATCTTTTTATTACCGCCTTTTCCTTCAACGATAAATTTGACCTTTTGGACTTCTTCGGTAATTAGTTTCATTTTCTTAGTTTGTGTATCCTACTTTTGATCCTTTAACTGCAGCATTAGCAGCAAAAATAAAATGACCAGATTGTTTTTCAACTAGTACGCTTTCTGTTCTCATTAGAGTGAAAGATCCAACAGTTGTTCCACCTTGAGTTTCTACAACAGTTACTAAATGATCAGCAGCTGTTCCTGTATTGACTAAACGAACAACAGTGGCATTATCAAAAGTTGATGCACTACCTGACCCAGTTGGTAAAGCAGCTTCCGCACCTTTGATTAATAGTCTAGTCATCTTCTTCCTCTTGTGGTTCAGTATCTACTTCACTTTCATCGTCAAACATTCCGTTACCAATTGTAGGTCGAATGTCTTCAACCTTCTTAGCAGCTTTCTGATATAATAGATCTTTTAATTCATCTGAAATCTTTGCAGCATCAGAATCCTTTGCAATCATGTCAATAATGTTTTCCATATTTTAAATAGGTATATATTTTATTTATATCTCTGCTTTTTTGGTATCATTTGCTAGTTCTGCATCTGTTACTGCAGCTTGACCTTCTAGATCATCTTCAACTGGTACATCACCCAAATCTCCACCTGCAATTGGTTCACCAGTTATTGGGTCAACTTGTGAAGGATCTGGTAAAATTCCGTCTTTAATTTCTTGCTCAATTTGTGCATCAATCTCTTCAATTTCAGTATCAGATTGACGAAGAACTTTCTTACGAAGATACTCTGTTGAATAGTACTTACCAAGATATGGTTCGACAGTTGCAGCAAGACCTAATCTTTCGTTCATCATTTCTGATTCTTTTAGTTCTGCAAACTGATTATCATATAAGAAATCATACTGAATATGATCACTCATTTTTTCCCAATCTTCTGGAGTAACAATGTTCTTAAGAATTAATTGAGTTCTCAACATGTCATTAAACATGTTACCAAATCTCTTTCTCAATCTTCCAACAAACTTACTAAACTTAAGTTCATCTCTTAAGATTTCAGATGATCTTCCTAAGTTAAATCCACCATCAGATGCAATTCTTGATTCTGGAACACCTAATGCACGATATAGTTTCTTTTGGAAGTATTCAATATCTGTAAGTTCACCTAAGTTTTGTCCACCGGGAAGTGTTGATATCTCAGTTCCTCTTCCACCTTCTCTTCTTGGCAACCAGAAATCTTCCATCATCGACATGAACTTACGATCATCTCTAACTTCACCTGTTTGTGCGTTATAACTTAACTTATTACGATAGCGACTCATTACCTCTTTAAGGTACTGTTCTGCTTTTACCTTTGG